ATGTCTTCGGCGAAAAGTGTTCCTTGTACCTTTGCTTTTCCGAAGATCACGGCCAATTCGTTGAAGTCTTTTCCGGTTGCGGAAGATACGTCACCGATTTGACGAAGTGACGTTTGCAATTTATCGGTTTCAATACCAAACGCAAGAAGCGCTTTTCCGGCTTGTTGTACTTGTTCGGGCGTGAACGGCGTTGAAACGGACAATTCTTCAAGATCCTTCAAAACCTTTTCGGCTTCCTTTGTGGATCCTAAAAAGGTCGAAAAACTGACTTCCAACTTTTCGAAATCGGCCGCCGCCGTGATTGCTGATTTTCCAAAGTTAAACAAGGCGCGTCCGACGGCGATCGCGCCAATTGCCGCGCCGACCTTCTTGATCGAAGCCGTCAATCCGTTGAATTGCTTTTCGGCTTGTTCGGTATTGTCGCCAATTCCGGCGACGGATCTTTTGACTTCGTCTAATTCCTTGCGAAGTCTTCCGGTTTCGGCTTGTAATCTGAATACAACGTTTTTAACTGCCATGTTTTAAGTGTTTGAAGAAGTTCTTTTCGCCGACATTGAAGACTTGACGTTCCGATCGCCTGGATCCGTTGATTCGGCCGCCGCGCTTCGTTCTTCCATGATCCGAAGCCAAGTCGAAACGGTTGAATAATAACCTTCAATTGACATGTTTTCAAGGTGTGCAATTTCGGAAGGTCTTGATTCACAGATCATTTGATTCAATAAATTTATGTCTTCAATATATCGGCCGACATGTTCGCCGACAAATAGCGATTTATTCGGTCGGCGGCCGCCTTGTTTTGTTTCAAATACTTTTGGAAATCGGCTTCTGATAGTTCGGAAAATTTCGTTGTGATAAGGTAAACTCTTGACAAAAAAAAACTTTTCGCGTCCGAATCACCGTCAAGAAGATCTTTTTTCTTTTGCTTCCAGGTTTCCGACGGTTCGGAAGGATCTTCGCCGGCCATTATAAAGTAAATTGACGCCAATTCAAGAAGCGTTTGTTCTTCACCAATGAAATCAAGACGGAATTCGATTTCGGCCAATATATTAAACAGACCGACAACGTTTCCGGAATTCGCGTGTTCCTTCATCTTGTCGATCAATTCCTTCAAGATCGGCTTTGTCAAATTCATATCAGCAAACCTGGTCGCTACTTCGGCCGCGATTGCGCGCTTTGCCGGTATTGACATAATGTTTGAGAATTCAAACCAATCGTTGCCTTTGTTGTCCGTGTATATCTTCGTCAAATCGTGGTCCGGAATTAAGTCTTTCTTGTTGTATTTGCGTCGTTTAAATAGCTTCATTTCGATTTTTTTCAAAGATAGGGAAAATTGATCAACGGAATTTGACGAAATCGTGATTGAAGGTCCAAAGGAAATATCGAAAACAATCAAGAAGGTGACTTTTTCGCGCGTCTTTTGTCTTGTTGATTTCGCCGGTTTCCGTTGCTTCAACGGTTTCCAGGTCTTCAATTAGATACATACAACCGGCGTCAACCTGGAAATCGTTGTGATTCGAAAGAATTGAATTGCACAAAACGCGTGAATTCTTGATCGACGGATTGACGGAAGGAACGCGGAATTGATTCTTTGAAAGGTCCAATTCGTCACGAATGATCGTGTAATAGTTTAAAGCGCCTTTTGTGATCGCATTTCGGGCCGATCCGGACGCGTCACCGGTCACAAGGAAGTAAACGTCACCGAATTCGACGCGGATCGCTTCACAAAGCCGGTAAATGTCACTATTACGAAGGCGGAATTCCTTGAAGATCCGGATCCGGTCGTCGTATGATTGCCCTGCAATACATGTGATCGGATCAACGTTGAAGTCAAACGACAAGATAATCGGTTCCGAATGATCAATTTGAACGCCTTTTGTGACGGTTTTCCGCTTGTCGAACGCGTAAAGGAACGGCCGGTCAATGTCAAGAACGTTCCAATCGCCGCGAACGAAGACGGCCTTTGTCACTTCGTCAAGATTTTCCAGGCCTTCAAGATATTCTTCCGGAAGTGAAGGATTGTCGTTCATTGTGGCCCGAAGATAGAAGTAATCGTCACGAAGCGTCTTGTCGATATACGGTTCGTGAAATTCGTGTTTGGTCCAATTGTTCGACGGATTGCAAGTCGTAAGGATTAACGGTTTCGGTTGAAGATCCAGGTCCGGAATAATATGTCGGCCGGCCCGAAGTTTACATTTTTCGAAGGTCTTCTTTTGTATTTCTTGACCTTCTTCGATCAAGAATCCGTTTGCTTCGATTCCGTCAAACCTGGTCAAGTTCTTGTCTTGATTGTAGTTTTCCGGAAAGAACGTCAATTGACTTCCGTTTCGGAAGGTGACGATTTGATCGGTTTGATTGTACGATTTGATAAAATGTCGCGGACATAACTTCAAGAACGACGGAATTGTCGTCCGTTTAAGCGTCGGAAGTGATTCACGGACCACAAACCAACGTGAACCAGGAAAGATCTTCGCTAATAGTACAAATATCGCCAAGCAAACGTATGTTTTGCCGCCGCCGGCCGCGCCGCCGTACATTAAACAACGGTATTTGAAGGAAAGAACGGCTTGAATGAATTCTTCTTGCTTCTTGTGTGGTTCGAAAATAACGTTCAAAACTTGATTGTTTGATTGCCTATCCGGAAGACTTGCGGTTCGGTTTGGGTGTCGGTGAATTTGTCGTCGTTCCAATTGGCCGGATCAACGTTCTTCAATGCAAATATTATCGCGGCGGTTGCCGGCGGAATGTACCTTGATTTTTTCCGCGTCCTGGTCGATACAAGGCGGCCTTTGTTGTCGGTCAACCGTTCGATTTCTTCTTCGTCAACGAAATAACCGGTAATTAAGCGCTTTAAACCATGCAAAGCGACGTCGCGGACGCCTTCACGGTTTGCGCGGCCGTTGTTGTCCTTTGCTTCTTTTTTTAATACTGAAATTTCCGAATATTTTCGCGCCCAATTTTCAAGCGTTCGCGCGGTGATTCCTTCTTCTGCGCAACATGATTCGAGTGTATAATTGCCGGTTGAATATAGTTCACAAATCTTTTCGGCCTTCTTGACCTTTTCGGCCTTCGATCGAAGGTTCGCGGACGTTTTCTTCTTCTTCTTGTCTTCCGGTTTGATCTTCGGATCCTGGTCAAACGTCTTTTTTTGTCCGCGCTTCATGTGGCAAATTTACGGATTTTTGAAAAAAAGGTTCTTCGACAATCACTTGACCGATCTTTCCGTCTTCAAATCGCTTGATCGTGACTTTGTGTTTGTTGTTGTGTTCCTGGAAATCAATGAAAAGGATCCGTCCGATCGGTTTTTCATTCATTTGAACGACGTTTTTCCGGTGATCAATCGACAAGTCCAAAGATCAATTTCAAGTATTGACGCCTTATTTCGATTGCTCGGACCTTCAATTCGAATTCTTGAAGCGAAATCGAATCGTTTTCGGCCAATTCTCGGATCATGTCGTCGAACATTTCGTCAAATATTTCGAATCCGTTCATTTTTCAAAGGTTGTCTTCACAAAAAATTGGCGTCAATTCGCCAACGTAGGCGCCTAAAACGTTGAAATTGAAGAATTCAACGGATTCTTCGTGATTCATTTGTTGACATAAAATTTCGATACAACGTGAAGACGAATATATCAATCGCATTGTGTTTATTTCAATTCCAATGATCGCCGCGTCAAAGCCGTCAACCTTCAAAATTTCATCTTCCGGAAATCTTTCAAGTATTTTTTCAATCTTTGAACAATTCATTTCTTCGCGTTTCTTTTCATTTCACGAATGATCCTTCGCGTTTCTTTGCCGGTTCGGAAGGATCCGTCCGGGTTCAAATATACCATTTCCCAAAGTCGTTCAATTTTCTTGATTTCCTTCCGTGAATTGACGTCGAATTGTAATTGAAATTTGTCCCTTGCGAACATGGAAAGGTTGACCAAGTGTTGAATTTTTCGTTCGCGTCGTTTCTTCACCTGGAAGAATTCGACGATTTTTTTCAATATTTTTTTCATGAAGCGTTTTTTGTAAGACCGTATTTTTCAAAAAATGTCATTCCGAAGGTTGCGCGAAGATCCTTTTCGCCGGCTTTTCTGATTGCCCGAATTGCTTCTTCGCGTTCTTTCAATGAATCAAGCCAATTCATGAAGTCTTCGGCGTTGTCCGCGACGTAATAACCGGAAGACGACGCGACAAGGCCCGGAATCAAACGACGGATCCGAATGTAATTGATCACCTTCCGGATCCGGGCGCCGGAAAGATTCATTGAATATTTCGTTTTTAAGGCCTTTTGAACGCGTTTGTTTGTGATTATGTGGTTTTTTCCTTTGCGGTCCTTAAAATAGGCGACAAACATGTCAACGACCTTCATTTCGTCCGCGTTTAGCGGCTTTGTGATTTCTTCAAAGTTTTTCATTTCTTAATTTTTCGATTTTTTCAACTAATGATCGACGCCGTTGTCTATATTTCGCAATTTGATTTTGCAATTGAACGACGAATTTTTCCGTTTGGTTAATCTGCGCGTCAATGTGTTCAATCGCTTTATTGTAGCGCTGAATCAAATTTTGTTTATCCTTTTTGAACATGCTTCTTCCGTTTGCGTAAATTTGACTTCATTTTCATTTTCAAACGGTTTTCACGGACCAGGCCTTGAAAATACTTGATTTGCCATTGACAAGCGTCAAGAAGACCGGTGATCCTAAAAACAAAGGCGACGATCCACAAGACGAAGCCGGTTGCAATCGTCAAGACCAACAAAGGAAGCGTCAACGAAAGTGACGGAACAAGCGCGATTTTGCCGCGAATTGATAGTTTTTCCATGATCAAAAAGGTTGTTTTTGTGGTTCGTTTATTTGTTCGATTTTTCTTCGGATCTGTTTGATCGTTGCGTCAATGTCTTTGACGTTTTCGACGGCGTGATCCGAAACAATCGTCTTCGCTTCTTCCTGGATCTTCATTTTTTCAAGGCCGATCAAAGTCAATTGCAGCGCGTTCATGTTTACGGTGATACAAATTTCATTCATTTTATTTCGATTTTTAAAGGGTTTGATTCAATATATTTTTTCAATTTCATTCGGTCAATCCAGGTCAAAAAGGATCGGTCTTCACTTTTAAGAAATCGCATGATTTCCGGGAAGTGTCCGGCGTCTTCGATCAAGTTTACAATTTGCGCGATTGTCGCGGATCCGAATTTCGATATTTCGTCGGTTTCCGTGTCTTCAATCTTAAAAATAGACGGTTCGACCGGTTGTTCTTTGAAGACTTCGATCCTGGCCAAAGTCAAGCGCGTGTCGGTTATTCCGACGATCTTGATTCCAGGCGAAACGCGTTGTAATTCTTCGACGTAATCGTCCAATTGATCGTCCGTTCCAATGAATCGAATCGTTCCGGATCCGAATGAAAAATCACTAAAATTTTGACCGGTTGACAAGTCGCGACGTATTGCCGCGACGTTGCCTTTGTAGTGTATTTCAAACGTTGTTTTCATGTTCCAAAAAAGAAATACAATCCGACAATGATTGAAATAATTCCGACGATCACGGTCACAATTGCGCCGAAGCCGTCTTCCTGGTTGTTTTGATTTTCTGAATTCATTCTTTCGATTTTTAAGTTTTTGCAATATATATTTTTTTTCAATTCCGTCAAGGTTCCGAAAATTTACTTTTCAAAATCAAAACGGAAGATCGTCTTGTTCTTCCTGGATCAATCGTTGTTGATTGTCATTGTACCCGGTCGCCGGTTCTGATTCGGTGAATTTTGGTTCCATTTGGTTTTTCGGTGACAAAAATTCGATTTCGTCGGCGATTGTTTCGACAAAAAGACGGTTGTTTCCTTCCTGGTCGGTGAATTGCTTCTTCTTCAAGCGTCCAACGATCAACAATTTTGATCCTTTTTTCACGTATGATCCGACCAATTCGGCCAATTTTCCGAAGGCGACAACGTTGAACCAGGTCGTTTCTTCTTGCTTTTCGCCGTTTTGATCTTTGCGATATTCGTTCACGGCGATCGTGAATTTTGCGATTGTCAATCCGGTTTCGGTTGACGTGACTTCCGGATCCGCGCCGGTATTGCCACAAATTAGATGTTTGTTCATTTTATTTGATTTTTAGGTTTGATAATTTGATTGTTTGGAACGATCAATTTCGATTCGTCCGCGATTGCGCCGACGTTGGTCAACCATTCATTGAATTCCGGCGCGCTTATTTTGTCGCCTTCTTCGCGTTCCTGGTTTATCTGTTCGATCGTTAGAAGTGTTCGTTTGTATTCGCATTTCAGCAAATGCAACAAAGCGTTGTTTGCGTTCAATTTCATTGTTCAAAGTTTTTTTTGTCCGTTTTCCAGGCGTCAAAATTTGAATAGTCTTGTTTCACCTTGTTGAAAAAATCTTCAATCGTCAATTCGAAGCAAAATCGCCGGAAGACTTCTTCTTTTTTTTCCGGACCTTTTGCCGGATCTTGAAGCAATTTTCGAAGCGTGTGTTGTTCAAGTGACGACGAATATTTCGAAGTATTCACCGAAAACCAATTTTCGGCGCGTTTAAGCGCTTCTTTTTTTATTTCGGCCTTCTTCCCTTCCGAAACATTTTGAAGGCCGTATCGACGACGTAAAACGCCAAAAACGACGTTTGCCGGTGTGATTTCGAAATTCAATTTTCCAATTTTGCAAAAATTGTCGAAAAGCGGCTTCAAGACGTTTTCGTCAAACAACCGGTCCGTTTCTTTTTGGAATTCCGGATCCTTCGATCGTTGTTCAAGGTTGTTTTTTTGTGATTCAATTGTCTTCCTGGAAAGATCCGCCGCGATTTTGGATCGGTATTTTTGATAGGCGGCGAAAACGGTCGTCAAGTAAAGCGCCGAAAACCGGCCGAAATGATTCAATTCAACTTCAAATTTTCCATTCAAAGCCAATTCGAAGGCGATCTTGATTTCTTCCGGCGCGTAATTCTTCAAATTTCCGCGAATGAAATTGATCAAGACGGTCTTTTCGATTTCCGTCGGTATCTGATCGGACCGAAGACCGATCAACGTGAAGACGTATCGAAGCGCTTGTTTGATCGGTTCGTCGTTTTCAATGTCGCGGATCCTGGTCGGCGATTGTATCGCGGCGACAATTTCAGAATTCGCGAAGCCGTTGTTCGAAGTCTTTGTTGATATTTCCTTCATTGTTTTCTTTTTTTAACCAATTCCGCGCCGTCAAATACGCGCTTTTGTATTTCTTTAAATTTCGAAAATTTTCCATTCGGTTGAAAATGTCGATTGTTTTTTCGTTTCCGAAATCGGCTTCCAGGCGTTCGCAATCACGGAAGGTCAATTGACTTTTTAATTTCAATATTTCCGGGCAATTGTCACGAACGTATTTTTGCAAAAGGTGTTCTTCACTTTCTTTTTTATATTCTTTTTTCTTTATTGAAATAGAAGAAGAAGAAGAAGGGGTTGTCTTTTGCTTCCCGGTTTGGTTGTCGTTTGCTTGCGTTTTGCTTGCGTTTTGCTTAACCAAATTAGGATTTCCGCCTTTTCGACCGGATTCGGCCCGGACCTTAGACAATCGGGCGTCTTCGACCATTCTTTTACAAAAATATCGGCCTTTTTCGTCCATTTTTAGGACGCCGAAACGCGTCAATTCATCGAAGACTTTTTTGAATCTTTTTTGACTAATTCCGGACAACTTTTGGATTCCTTTTGGATCCAAAAAGTGACCATTTATCGCCAAATAACCAGGCGACGACGACAAAAAAGAGTGACAAAGAAGGTCGATCCATACGCCGCGCGCTTCGGCCGAAACCATGCGAAGCGAAGAATCCGTCAACCAATCCGCCGCGTAAAATTGAAACGCCGGCGCTTTTTTTCGTGAATTCATTTCAACAACCTTTCCGTCTTTTTTTCCGCCTGGATCAAGACTTTGACAAGTGATCGGACCTTCGGCGTCAAAAAGACTTTGTTTCCCTTAACAATTGCCGACAAAAACGGCTTTGAAAATTCTTCATGCTGCCGGTTGAATTCCGCGAACGATCCGAATTCAATCAAGATCGTCCGCCGAATATATTCGCGCATTTTTACCGGAATTCGTGATTCCGGCGACAAGAAGACGTTCAATTCGCGGATCTTGTCAAGCAATTCTTCGCGGTCCTTTTGCCGCGTTCCGTTCAACGTTCGATAAATGATCCAGGCGTCAAGCGGTTGTTTGCTATGATTCGCAAACGCCGCGACGGATCCAAATTTCGAAACGATTTGTTCGGTCAATTTATTCGCCTTCATTATTTTTGAAAATTACGGTTTGCGGAACAGAATCAACGGTGATTTCGTTCAACCTGGAATCAATTATTTCAATTGCGCCTTTTCGCGTTTCACCTTCGGCGAATTCTTGAAGCGCTTCCGGATCCTTGAAATTGGAAACGAATTCTTTCAAATCTTTGATTGTAACGTCCGAAGACTTCATTTCCGGTTGTTCGTCCGTGTTTTCGGTTTGATCGCCGGAAATCGCTTCTTTTTGGCCTTCCTGGTCGTTTTTCAATTCGTCCGCCTTTGCTTTGACCAATTTCAAGAAGTCGCCTTCGCTTTGTTTCAATTTATTCGCCTTCCAAATCGACGCCAATTCGTCGCGATCCTTCGCCGTTTTGACTTGTTCTTCCGGCGTCACAAAGGATTCCTTCAAAGATTCGATCGCCTGGTTCATTTTCTTATTGTCCGTTTTGACCGGTTCTTTGACTTCCTGGAAGGAATCGAAGCGTTCTTCTTGTCCGATTTCTTCTTTCGTGTACGGTAGGCCGCCGAGTTCGTCCGAGAAGCACAACCGGAAACCTTGTGAAATCGCAACCTTCTTGATCATTGTGATCGGCTTTTCCGACCAAAACTTTGTCAATCTTCCGTCGCGCGTTCGTTGGCAATACTCGGAAAAATAGACTTCATGTTCAAAAGGGTGAAGGAAGTCGGACCGGTGAATCGTGACGATCGCTTTTAGCGTCGCGGATCCTGGATTCTTCTTGTCGAAGGTTCCTTCCGTTGTGACCTTCCAACCGGAAAGACGGCCGGATCGTTCCGCTCTCTTGATATAGGTTTCGTAACCGACAACGATCGAAAAATTGTTTCCGTATTTCGACGCGTAAATTTCGCGCTTGAACGGATTCAATCCGAACGCGGTTGATATAGATATAAATTGATCAATTTCGATTTCAGTCAAGTGACCGACCAAATTCGCGGCCCGAAGATATTTTTTCAACGTTTCCGCTTCGACGATTTGAACGCCGTTTGATTGTTCGATTTTTTTATTCATTGTTTTCGATTTTTTTACAAATATAATTATTTAGGGAAGGTGAATTCGACGGTTGTTGAAGAAGTTTTGATCGGTTGAACCAGGTCAACGATTTCACCGTCCGGAATCAATATTTGTTCGGTTCCTTTGACGGTCTTCAATCGCGCTTCAAGATCTTTCCGGTCTTGTTGCACCTTCTTGAATTCTTCATTCAATTCGTTCCAAATTTCGCAATTCGAATAATCGTATTTGACGCCGGCTTCCTTTGTTCGGATCTTGACGCCGTTGATTGTCGCGCCTTCTTTGCCGTATTTGTCAAGTTCGTCGATTGCTTCTTCAAGAAGCGCTTTTTTTGCCGCTTCAAGCGCCTTTTTTAGAAATTCGATCCGGACGATCACGTTCGTCGGATCTTCGATTCCGGCGCGAACGCCAGCGGTGATATTGTCGGACAATTTTGAAATTTCTTCTTTTGACAAGATCACGTCGTTGATTGTTTCAATTGGATTGTTCATGATTTCGATTTTTTAATTGTTCTATTTCTTGTGATTGTTGTTCAATTATATAAACTTGTTTTGCAATTTTTTTCTTTTGTTGTGTTATTATGATTTCTTTTGCCTTCTTTTCCATTATGCAATTGTGCAACCTTTTTGCACAACCTTGACCGTATGTTTCATGTCTTTGCACCTGGAATTCTAATGATTCAATTTTTTCCTTAAGACGTTGTAATTCTTTTTCAATAGGATTGTTCATGATTTCGATTTTTCGATTTTGGTTTGTAATATGGAAAGAAGCGTCGATCGCAATTTTGACGATTGTTCGTTTTTTTGCGTTTGTTCGATCCAAAAAGTTAATTGTGATAGTTTTATTCGTTTCATGTCGCGGACGTTCGGAATCGCGTTCATTTTGATCGTGACGAAGTGTTTCAAGAAGTCGCGTTCCTGGTCAATAAGATCCGGCCAAATGTCGGCAACCTTTGCGCCTTTGTTCGTTTTGTTGATCCTGGTCCGTTTTCCGTCCACAAGTGAAAATTGATTATTTTTGTACGTGTTCATTCTTTTTCGATTTTTAGAGTGAATAATAGCAAAGGCCGACGATCTGCGCGTCGGCCTTTTGTTATGAATCAAGAAGCGTTTAAAACGCCGGAAAAATGTTCGCGGACCTTCTTGTTCAATTCAGAAAAGATCTTATTTTGAATCGAATCTAATTCCGCGAATTCGCAATATTTTTCAACGTGTTCTTCAACGTGTTTGTCGATGATAATATCAATCGGCGTTCTTGAAGTCGAATGATAATGCGGACAATGATCAAGAATGTCAAAGGCCAATTCGCCGTCTTTCATAGGTGAAAACAAGAAATTCGACAATTGTGACTTGACTTGATTGACAACCGGTTCGAAGCAATAGTCGAAACACAATCTTTGTTCTTGTTCGGCGTTCATACGGTCAAGCAATTCTTTGATTTCTTCGCGTGTCGCTTGTCTTCGGGTTAAAACGTGTGCATTGTCTGATTTTCTTCTAACGGTGAACGAACGCGTCGCGTCTGAAAACGTAATACAATGATCGTTTACCAGGTCAAATAAATATTCTTCGCCGTTGTGATATGCGTTTGATTCTGCGATATACGTTTTCGCGTCGGCGATAAAGTGATCACCTTTTTGAATTTTATAAATAGAAATTTGTTGCGATTCGATCATAAATTTTCCGTAAATGATTTTGTGAACCATAGGCGGCGAAACCTTTTCTTCTTCGGTTGTTGCTTGTTCGTTTGGATTGGATTCAAGCGCTTTTTCTTGTTTTTCCTTTAGATCTTTTTCAATCGGCGCGATTTCGTCCTTTGTCACGTATGCGGCCGGATATTTTTTCCGACATGTAGATCCGACGCAAAACGCGCCTTGTGATTCTTCACCAATTGAAAGAAGATCAAGTTCCGAGAATCCAGGAAGAATAACTTCCGGGCCTTGAATCGTTTCGATCCAATATTTCGGTTTGTCGGAAAGACCTTTTCCGCAACATGCACAAAATTCCGTGTGACCTTTTGCCGCCGCTAATTGTTCATTATGTTCAATTTTTTCTTGATCGTTCGCCTTCCAATCAATCGGCTTCAAGTCTTCAAGCGTCAAAGTGATTTCGCCTTCGGTTTTTACAATCAAACAACCGGAATAAAAGGTTGAATGAAGTTTTTCTTCCTGGTTAGTGTAAGAAGCGAAGAATTTCTTTGCGTCTTCAACTTCGTAATGTTCGCCGCCGATATTGGCCCAATAAACGCGATCGCCGTAATCGTTTTGTTCGTTTAATAATCCGACCAATTCGGAAACCGTTTTCCATTCCTTGACGAA